TATTGAAAGGTTGTACGGTCTCATCAGGTTTAGGATAATCATTCCTAAAATAACATGAAACTTCACATTTAACAGGATCTAAAACAACAGGGTTTTGAGGTGGTGCAACTTCGTCCGATCCACCAGGTGATCCCGGTTCGGGTTGTTCTTGTACCACAGGAGGTTCAGGCGCTGTTTGTGATATCATTTCCTCAATCGTTGTTGTATCTGTTGTTTGATTGAGTATAACTTGTATTTGTTGTAATTCTGTTAAGGGTATTGTATTATAGAGGGCCGCCAATTCATATAGGTCATATTCCTTACACCCGGCAAAGAATGATTCCAAAATTGAATTGGTTTCTTCCGCATTCTGACCTTTTAGTGTTTTATCAACAATAAGGTTTAAAACTGATGGATGGTCAACAACAATTTTAAAAGATAAACTTCCTCCCCTCGTTGAATTACCATATGTGTAGATTGGTTCTGGTCTACCGATAAATTCAGTTTGGTTCCATTTACTTGAAAGGCTTTCTGAAAAAGTTAATTCATATGGTGGAAACCACATTATTCTTCCACCATTCGGCCCTCTCTCACAAAGAGGTAAATCTTGAACAGTAAATCCTTTCTTTTTTGAAGGTTTCCATGCCAAATTTTCAATAGAAAACATATATTTCTTAACCCCTTCGTTGGTTAGATTTGTTGAATCAACTCCTTTTGTTGGTGTTATATTGAGGTTGTAGGGTGCATCTAAATTAGAGTAAGAAAACCCACGAATGTTTCGTGTTTTTTTCTGTAATCTACTCATCGTGGTAAATGGTTGGTCTTTTGTAAAAATTCTACAGTACTCCGCACCTTGTTCTATACCGTCCACATTTACATATTTGATAACTTTGGAACCCTTAGTTATCTCTTTATATCCATCATTGAATATTTTAGATACTTGGTTTATTGCATTACCAACACTTTCAAAAGCTTTACCACCACCTGGGTTGGATAAAACCAATTGTTGTGTTTTGTCTAATATTGAATCTTTTGTAAATGCGAATCCGTCCGAAACTGTTCCACCAAAGGTTGAAGATGCGTTTCCACCAAATGTAGATCCATTTGGGCCGACAAAAGACCCCACAGGTGTTGTATCGGCACCCGCCCAAGAGAATCCACCTTGAATATCACCTTGGTTATAAAATGATCTACCGGCGTAACCAAACCTGAATGTACCATCTAATCCTTCCCCTTCATATGTTTTACCTAAAATAGTATAACCATAGACAGGAACACCATCCATACCCAACGGTTGATCGTTTGGTGGTGCTACCAAGTTTGGTATTGGTGTTTGTTGTGTTCCAAGGTAGTATTGTCCTGCCGGTGGTTGTGTTCCACCCAACGCTCTACCTAATTCGGCAATTGATTGTATTCCTTGTCCAAGTAAGGTCTGAGCGGCTTGTACTTGGGAACTTCTATATTCAGGTCGGTATTTGTTAAATTCAAGGTTGTTGAATAAAACAGACTTTTGTCCTCCACCCGTGTTTTGTAAAAAGTTAAATGAAGGATCAAGTTCAGGTCTACCGAATCCAATTATAGATGAAATTGCTTGTCTTAAGTCGTTTACTATTCTACCCCCGACCGTTGTTTGTTCATTGGCGGTGACAGGTGATGAATCATCAAAATAATCACCGGGTATCCAAGAATATGGACTATAAACACCTGTGATTCTTGAAACCAAGTCCAATCCTTTTCCAACCAAATTGTCAGGTTGTGAGATCTGCCAATTTCTTTCAATTAAAGTTCTGTTTCCCGTAAGTAATGCCGTTGCCTCATAAGGATCAGACAAAGCATCCAACAGATTGACTCTTCCAAATGTTTCTTCCCTTATTTCTTGTCCAATTCTATATTGAAATTGTTGTTTTAATAAATTCGCGGAAACTTGTGCTAACTTGGAATCATTACTTAGTGACGCCTCAGATCCGACGGGGTTAATCTGAAATACAATATTCTGTAGTGGATAAAAAGAAGCAACAAAAGTATAGTAAGTATCTCTATTATTGATGATATTCTGAATATCTTGAATTGATATTGGTTCACCAAATCCATCTTGAGGGCCGAAAAAGTTTAAAAGATATTGTTTTTCTAAATATTCGGGGTACTTTTTCAATAGCTCGTCCGAATCTTGAACTGCGGAATCCCTTAGTTTGATCGGAAAAATACCATTTTCCCCTGAAACTTGAGTAGAGAAACTACCTTCTATGGTATACGGAGAAAGGTTTTTGATAATATTATTTTTTCTGAATATATCAGAAATACTATTACCAAAACTAAGTGAACTATATGACATCTATTTTTTATTTTATAAATAGATGGATTTGAAATTTATTATTTCCCTTTCCTCTTTTCATTAATTCTTTCAAACTCTTCGGAAAGTTCTCTTATCATAAATTTTCTTTCGTAAACGGGCATAACTTGCAAGTCTTGGTAAGTTATCGCCGTATTTCTTACCAAGTAATAGAACTCTTTGAGTTGTATCTGCTTGTACTCAGAAGAAAGGACGAAAAAATTCAGCCCCAAAGGATACATTGATCTGTACCTCTTCTCCTGACGGGGCTAAAATTGTTTGTTTAAGGTCAAGTCTCGGTTCCAAATTGTCCAACTCATTTCTCAAAAACTTTGAGTCAGCAATTGGTAACATACTTACAAATCTTGAAATATCACTTCTATCTTCGTTTCCATCAACCGAAACAATATTCATCTCCAATCTTTTTGTTACAATTGGAGCAACCATACCATTAGGATATGAATCTCTTATTTTCCTCAAAGCAAATTGGTCACCCAAAGTTAACAATTTTACTTTTACCTCATTTCCCGCCTTTGGAAGTTTAATGGTGTAGTGACCATTTTGATCAGGTTCCTTTTCTAATTTTTTGAAATTTAATTCATCCAAATTAATATCCGATTCAAAAACCTGTTTTGTTTTGGGGTCAGTTGTTTTAATTTTGTATTGTGGGCCAAATGCGGTGTTTCTCAAAAACACCAATATGGCTTCGGCATCACCTTCTAAAAGTTGTTCGGGTTGAATATCAGGTTCATATATTTTACTTCTCAATAGAGTTAAAATCATATTGTTAACATCTTTGAGATTTTGACTCATCAAAACATTCTCATCGGATGCGGTAAGATATCCCACCTTTAAAGCTTTCTTTCCCGAAGCATAGAATTTACCTTGTGAAGGTAGTGGAACCACATCGTGTGGTAAGTTAAAATTTTCTTGTCCGTAAACTTTTGAAGTGTCCATAATAAAAAACCTCGGAGATTGGCTCCGAGGTTAAAATAAACTGAAATATAATAAAGTCAATATATGTTACAAATATATAATTGTAAACTTAATAAACAAGGATACATCTATCAGGACGAAGTGTTGCGGTGATAGTCGCAAGACCATCTTCACTATATCCCAATGAATCAAAGTTAACATCAGAAAGGAATGTACCTTGTAATATCCACTTTTCAACCACAACACCGGTTGGATCTAAAAGTTCAAGGTCAATGTCTTTCTTGTAACCCGCAGCATAACCCATACGACCTGTAACAGATTCTGCGTGTAGTCTAACCCACTCCATAAGTGCTTGAGACGCTGACGGCCCAATTGGATCTCTGAAGGTAACGTTGATGGTGTTCCAATTGAATCTTCCTGCTACATAAGTAGAGGTATTCAAAAATGGAATTTCAACGGGGTTGATTGTAATTTGTGGTCTTGAGGTTGACTCAACAAACCACTCATTTATACCCAAAGATGAAGGAAATCTAAGGATAAATCTATTTTTTCTTTTGGGTTCATAAGGAACCGGCATTTTCATTAGTAAGTCTGCCATATTTTTCTATTTACTTTTATTCAGTTTATTTTATTTCTTTATCTAGTTAGTTCACTAGTTATTTTTATTTTAATTATAAATATTCTAGTTTTTATTTTATTTCCTTTTTTTGTCCTCCGTGTGTAGCAAAAACTTTTACCGGACTTTCTTCTGGGTATTCTTTTTCTAGAAATCCTTTTATTTTTTCTATATTTCTAAGGTCGTCATCAGAAAATCCTATTTGAGGTACAAAAAAATTCTTTACATCATTCTTAAAAAACGCCCTGTTGTCTAATTTTGCGGACATTTCTTTTACATATCCTATAAATTCTCTTAAAGCGTTAATTTTACCTTGTTCAGGATTTTGAGCACTTCCTTCTCCATATGTTACAGGATAAAATTTACACAAATTAAGATATTCGTCTATCATTTGAGTTTTTGAAGAGTTTGTAACTTCACCTGTTAATTCACGATATTTTTTTAAATTTTCGTAACAAACATTTCCATTTAATCCATTATAATTCATCAAAAGATAGTTTTTACAAGCTTCACGGATTGCTTTTGGTGAGTGACCTCTTGCAGTAATAATCGCAAATATTGATCCACCATTTAAACATTCTACAAAATCATTCCACGATGGACCGGGAGGAGCGGTGAGAGCATCAATCACAAATTGTTTATCCCCTGCAACTGAAAAATGTCTAAATGGATCTTTTGCAAAACCTACGATAGTGAGTCCGTGATAAATAAATGGTTCTTTCCCTATCTGTTCACGGTATTTTGCAAAATCTTCACTACCCATACCCACCTCTCTATCGTCATCAGATAAAACCAATATTTTTGTCGGCATATAGACAATATTATCGTCCCAATCAAAAGCGTAATACTTTGAATCAGGAGTTAAATCTTCACCAAAACCTTCAGAGAGGATTTTTTCCTCCACATATTCTGATATTATTTTTCTTAGTAGTTTCATTTTTTAAAAAAGGGGGAGACCTTTTCTCCCCCTTTTATTAAATAGTTGTTTAGATATTTTCAAACGATGCACCTGTTGGTGTAATTACAAATTCAATATCAATAAATTCCAAAGATCTTGTTGGTTTGATGTAAATCTTACCTGTTAATTGGTTTCTATCAATATCTTCGGGTGAACTTGATACTGTTACTCTAAAGTCCGTAAGACCTCTGTCTCTTCTGATACCATCCAAAATTGGATTGACCGCATCTAAGAAGTCTTGTCTAACTTGTTGGTCGTTTTGTTCAAAGAGAAGTCTAACAGCGACTGCAGAAATCAACTTACGAGCTTGTAACAACAATCTTCTTACGTTAATTCTGTCAAGTGCCGACTCACGAACCTGAAGAGTTTTGTTACCCCAAATTACCGGACCAACATCAGAGAAGGTAGCAATTGGGTTGAGTCTTCCTTGATAAAGGATATCTCTATCTTCTTGTGTGAGTTTTCTTCTCGCTTTAACCGCGTTTACCAAACCTCTTGAGTAACCTGCCGATGCGAACCAAGGGAACGCAATGTTATCGGTAAGTGCCAAGTTTCTTACAACTTCAGATGTCGGTGGTATCCAAAGGTTCGTGTTATTTACACTATCTCTAACCAAAATCCAAGGGTAGAAAGTTGCGGTGTAGTTAGAGTCAATATCACTATCCTCCAAGTTTACAACAGCATCTGTCGGATAAATGAAATCCTCAGGATCTGAAGTGGTCGCCACAAACATTTCATAGTCAGGTGTAGTTGTAATGTAAATTGAGTCAGCTCTATCCTGTTCAACGATCTCAATAGCGTCTTGAACGAGAGCCAAGTTATTTACATAATCAATACCGGGTGTTACAAACACGTTGATGTTGACTGACGCTGGGTTATTAAATGTTTGGAAACCTTTAAGATATGCGTAGTAGTCGGTGTTTGCCCATTCAGTATTTTCACCATCGGTGATTTTCTTGAACGCTCCCCATCCTGAAGCGTCAGGGAATTGTGCCGTTGCCGCCGCTCCGAGAAGATATTTGGTATCTCCGAGTTGGTAAGAGTC